ATGACGGGAGAATATGTCTGGGACCCCGGCGAGGCCAACCCCAAGCAGAAGCTGTTCTTCAAAAGTCGCAAGCTCTACACCGCCTACGGCGGCGCAAAGGGCGGCGGCAAAACCTGGGCCGTGCGCACCAAAGCCCTGCTCGGCGCTTACAACTACGCCGGCATCCGCATCCTCATCCTCCGCCGTACCTATCCCGAGCTCCAGTCAAACCACATAGAGCCGATGCTCAAAATGATAAACACCGAGTTCTGCTCCTACAACGGCTCGCTCCACTCCATCTACTTCAAAAACGGCAGCCTCATCCACTTCGGCCACTGGACCGGGGAGGCCTCCGAGCTGGAGTACAACGGACAGGAGTACGACTGGATCTTCATCGACGAGGCCACGCAGTTCACCTGGCGCGCCTTCCAGTTCCTCGGCGGATTGCTCCGCGGCGTGAACGACTTCCCCAAGCGCATGTATATCACCTGCAACCCCGGCGGTGTCGGCCATCGCTGGGTCAAGCGCCTGTTCATCGACCGAGACTTCATCAGCGACCCGGACAATCCCGAGGCCAGTGAGGACCCGGAGGACTACGTGTTCATCCCCGCCACCGTTGAGGACAACACCGTGCTGCTCCGCTCCTCGCCTGCCTATGTGCGTATGCTCTCCTCCATGCCGGAGAACCTGCGCCGCGCCTATCGCTACGGCGAGTGGGACGCGCTCGGCGGCAACTACTTCCCCGAGCTGGCCGGCACGGGCAACCTCGCCGAACCCTTCCCCATCCCGCTTTCCTGGAAGCGCTACAGGGCCTTCGACTACGGCCTCGACATGTTCGCCTGTGCCTGGTTTGCCGTGGACGCGGACGGGCGCAGCTGGATGTACCGCGAATACTCCGCGCCCGGCCTCATAGTCCGCGAGGCCGCCGAAGCCATGCTCTCACACACCCTGCCCGGCGAGCGCATCGAGGCCACCTTCGCCCCGCCCGACATGTGGAACCGCCAGAAAGACACGGGCCGTACCATGGCCGAGATATTCATGGACTCGGGCGTGCCCATCGTGAAGGCCGACAACAACCGCGTGCAGGGCCACATGCTCATCCGCGAGGCCCTCGCAAAACGCGGGGACGAAAAGCCCATGCTCATGTTCTTCAAAAGCTGCCGCGAGACCATCGAGGACCTGCGCGACATCCAGGCCGACGAGCGCGACCCCAATGACTGCGCGAAGGAGCCGCACGACGTCACCCACCGCGTCGACGCCGTCCGCTACTACTGCATTAGCCGCACACTCGCCGCCGAGGACGCCCCTGCCGCACCCGCTCGCGACGACGAGGGCGAGCCGCTTGAGGACTACGATGAGTTCATGACCGGCGGCGACCCCAAACGGAGCTATCTAAAATTTTGATCATACAGGAGGTAAACATGGAGATCATTCTGCTCATCGCCGCACTCATATGCGCGGCGGCCAGCGTGACAGCCGCCTTCTCGCTCTCGCGCTGTCTCAGGGCGCTCGAGGACTGCGAAACACTCAGGCCGCCCGCCGCCCCGCCCGAGGCCGAGCTGAACGAGCTGCGCGAGCGCGCCATGCGTGAACAGCGCCGCTTCGAGGAGGCCCTCGCCGGTATCCTCAACTACGGCCAGTCCGACATGCGCCGCAGGCCCGGAGAGGAGGTCTGAGCATGAAGCCGAAGGAGCTGACCGCAGATTCGGTCTGGCGCGAGTACGAAAAGATGCTCGCCTACAACGACAGCATCCAGCTCGACGACACCGTCAGGGTCAATGAAAACTTCTTTATCGGCAAGCAGTGGGAGGGCGTCGAGTCCAACGGTCTGCCCACGCCGCAGTTCAACTTCCTCAAGCGCGTCACCCTCTTTACCGTCGCCTCCATCACGAGCGACAAGCTGCAGCTCAAGTGCTCGCCCCTGCCCTCCGGCGCAGGCGACCGCGGCCTCAAGCGCGCCTCCGACGTCATAAACGCCGAGTTCGAGGCACTGTTCGAGCGCAACAAGCTGCCGTGGCTGCTCAAGGAGTACATGCGCAACGCCGCTGTCGACGGCGATAGCGCCACCTACACCTGGTGGAACCCCGAGGCCGACGCCGGAAACGGTCAGAAGGGCGCCATAGTCACCGAGATAGTTCAGAACACCCGCATAGGCTTTGGCAACACCGCCGACCGCAACGTCCAGAGCCAGCCCTACATCCTCATTAAACATCGCGAGATGACAGGCGCCCTGCGCGAAAGGGCGCACCGTCTCGGCTGCCCTGACTGGCAGTCCATCAAGGAGGACACCGACGAACAGCTCATGGACGCCTACAAGGACACGGGCGAAAAGACCACCGTCATCCTCCGGCTCTGGAAAGACGAAAAGACCGGTACCGTCTGGGGCTGCGAGTGCGCCCGCGGCGTCATGATACGCAAGCCCTGGGACCTCGGGCTCAGGCTCTATCCCGTCACATGGCTCTGCTGGGACTATGTGCAGGACAGCTATCACGGTCAGGCCATGATAACCGGCCTCATACCCAACCAGATATACATCAACAAACTCTTTGCCATGAGCATGATATCCCTCATGGCCACGGCCTACCCCAAGATAGTCTACGACAAGACCCGCATCCCGCGCTGGGACAACGGCATAGGCCGCGCCATCGGAGTCAACGGCGGCGGCGTGGACAATGTTGCCCGCATGCTCGGCCCGGCGCAGATCTCCCCGCAGATCGCGCAGTTTATCGAGCTGACGCAGAGCCTCACGCAGACCAACCTCGGCGCGACCAGCGTCGCACTAGGCGAGGCGAAGCCGGACAACACCTCCGCGATCATCGCGCTCCAGCGCGCCGCCGCCACGCCCAACGAGATCACAAAGCAGAACCTCTACCAGAGCATTGAGGACCTCGGCAGCATCTACATGGATTTCATGAGCGGCTACTACGGACTGCGCCCCGCCGAGATAGACCCCGTTGCAGAGGTCTCCGAGGAGATACTCGATTTCGTCGGCGACAAGCTGCCCCGCACCGAGAACGGAAAGATCGCCGTGCTCTTCGACTTCTCGAGTCTGCGCGACCTGCCGCTCCGGCTCAAGCTCGACGTCGGCGCCGCCGCCTACTGGAGCGAGATCGCCGCGACGCAGACCATGGACAACCTGCTCGCGCAGGGCCACATTGACGTGCTCGAATACCTCGAGCGCGTGCCCGACGGCTACATTACCGACCGTCAGGGCCTCATAAACGCCATCACCGCCCGCCGCGCCGCACAAAACGCGGCTCAGGCCGGGACCGTCTGAGAAAGGAGCGCAATATGGAGGAGATCACCGTCCAGTCCGGCACTGCCGAAGCCACCGAAGCCGGGGAATGGGAAATAAACGTTGCCGAAATGATGCAGGGCGTCGTCGATGAGGCCGAGCCGGCCATGAACGCAAAGCCTGAAAAGCCCGCCGGGGCCGAGAGTTTCACGCTCCGGCATCTGGGCGAGACGAAAAACGTCGGCCGCGAGGAGGTGATAGCCCTCGCGCAGAAGGGCATGGACTACGACCGCATACGCTCCAAGCTCGGCGACGCGAGCCGCGAAATAGAGTCCCTGCGCTCAGGCGGCACGGGCGAAATCAGCCCTGAGGAGCGCCGCCGCCGCGACTGTGAAAGCTTTGTGAAGTCCTTCCCCGAGGCTGCGGCGCGGCTGCGCACCGATCGTGAGACCATCCCCGCCGAGGTCTGGGACGAGGTCAGGCGCGGCGTCAGCCTCACCGATGCCTACGCCGCCCATCTCTCGCGACGCGAGGCCGCCGAGCGTGACGCAGAGCTCTCCCGGCTCCGCTCCGAGCTGGAACGCGAGCGCCGCGAGCGCGAAAACGCCCGCCGCAGCGCCGGCAGCGCCGTCTCCGTCGGAGGCGACCCGCCCTATGACCCCATCTCCGCGGGGTGGAACTCTATCTGAAGCTGATCTACCGCGGGCTGAATATATAAATGCCACCCCATTTCTTTGGCCCTTGCCCAAAGAAACGGGAGTGGCGCCCCAAAGAAAAGCGGCTTTTATTGGGTGTGTGGACC